ATGCGCCGTGCTTGCCGTATATTGCAGCGTAGCCTGTGCAACATTCTTGACTATCAAGATTTTCTCTCCATCCAGTCTAAACTCTCAAATGACGAGATCCAACCCCTGGGCATCGGAATCACCAACCTTGCCTACTGGCATGCCAAGCGCAGCCTCCAATACGGAGAATCAGACGCCTTGGCTGAAGTCAAGACGTGGATGGAACACCAAGCCTACTACTTGACCGAAGCCACTGTTGAGCTGGCCAAGGAGCGTGGTCCTTGCAAAGATTCTGACCGTACCTGGTATGGTCGTGGTGTGTTTCCTTGGGAACGAAGAGCTGTTGGGGTTAACGAACTTGTAAATTTTGCACCGGAACTAGACTGGGAACCACTACGAGCACTCATGAAAGAACATGGCGTGCGCAATGCCACACTGATGGCAGTGGCACCTGTTGAATCAAGTTCAGTTGTGATCAACTCAACCAACGGCATTGAAATGCCCATGAGCCTGATCTCTGTGAAAGAATCCAAAGCAGGATCACTCACACAAGTTGTACCTGAATATCACAAATTGAAAAACAAATATCAACTGATGTGGGCACAAAAAGACTGCATTGGCTATTTGAAAACCGCGTGTGTGTTGGCAGCGTATATTGACCAAAGCATAAGTACTAATACATTTTATTCACCAAAGCATTTTCCGGATCGTAAAATACCTACAACGTTAATTGCTAAGAATTTGATGCAAGCACATCATTGGGGGTTGAAGACCTTTTATTACTCACTTGTGGATAAACAAGGTAGTAAATCGGGATCAGAAACAGATACATTTGTAGACTTACCAGCTGGTGACATCGACACGGATGAAGACTGCGAATCGTGTAAATTATAATGAATAGTGTAGAAAAAGTCTGGGCACGAGCCACAGGCCATCTAATGGGGCACACAGACGATGACCGTCCTGATGTGCCCATTTTAACCTTGAGAGAAGCTCGATTGGCCTTGTTCTTCAAGACCTTTTGGGTTATAATACACGTTGTGACCTGTGGGTTCATCATAGCAAATACAATAAGGCACTGGAACAATTGAAATGAGTTATATTGTAGGATCTTTACCACCAATCAAATGCTTTGTTAAAAGAGAATTTCTTTACAACTTTGAAAAAGGTCACGGAGAATTAGAACCCGCCATCTGGGTCAGTCTTAAAGCCCTACGTGGACAGGTGTTTCGCATTGAAAGTCTGTTGCCCAACTACGGAGCATTGTATGACAAACTGCCCATCCATGCCTATGTCTGGCAAGAAAATTACACAGGCAATTTGCCCATAGACACCTTGCAACTCTGGGACTGCATGGGCTATCGCTTCACTATAATTGAAAAAATAGGCCTACGTAATCTAGGAGTTAAGTTCTTAGGCAAAGATAAAGAATGGCACTACGGAACTTATTTGTTCACTGTGGACTTTTGTGCAGATGGTATGGACGTGGACACAGGCTTTACTGAAGTTGCAGAAGAGCACAAGAGTTTCAATTTTATTAGATTGGAAAACGGTCAATTTGCTTGCCAACCCAACAATCGATGTTTGTGGTACGATCAAAGTCTGATTACTGCCGACACCAAGTGGCCAGACTTTCAGGCAGCCAGAACACTGTGGACCGTGGATGGTACACGCAAGTGGTCAGCAGGCGATGATTGGTTTTACACCATAGAAGAAAAAAATGAATAAAAGGAAAATACAAAAATGAGCCAAGCGCAATACAACCTATCAACCAAAACAGATTACCTGCATCGCAAGATGTTTCTGGATCCTGCCGGTCCTGTAACCATTCAACGATTTGAAGAAGTCAAATACAACAAACTGGCCAAGTACGAACAAGAGGCTCGTGGATTCTTTTGGGTGCCAGAAGAAATTTCATTGAGCAAGGATGCCAATGACTTTAAAGAAGCATCAGAAACTGTCAAGCATATCTTTACTGCCAACCTACTACGACAAACAGCACTAGACAGTTTACAAGGTCGCGGTCCAGCACAAGTGTTTACTCCTGTAATTAGTATTCCAGAATTAGAAGCACTAATGTACAACTGGAGTTTCTTTGAAACCAACATTCACAGCCGCAGTTACAGCCACATCATTCGCAACATCTACAACGTGCCCAAGGATGTGTTCAACACCATTCACGACACCAAAGAGATTGTGGACATGGCGTCAAGCGTGGGCAAGTACTACGATCACTTGCACATGGTCAACTGCGAAAAAGAATTAGAAGTTCCTGTTAAGGATCATGCACACGTCAAGGCCATTTGGATGGCACTCAATGCCAGTTACGCATTGGAAGCATTCCGCTTCATGGTATCATTTGCCACCAGTTTGGCCATGGTAGAGAATCGTATCTTCATTGGTAACGGCAACATCATTCAGTTGATCCTGCAGGACGAAATCCTGCACAAGGAATGGACTGCTTGGATTATCAATCAAGTTGTGAAAGAAGATCCGCGCTTTGCTCAAGCCAAACAAGAGTGTGAAGCCGAAGTGTATCAACTGTATCTAGATGTTATCCGTGAAGAAAAAGAATGGGCAGACTACTTGTTTAACCGAGGTCCAGTGATTGGCCTCAATGCACAGATCTTGAAAGACTTTGTGGACTACACAGCAGCCAATGCACTGAAAGAAATTGGCATCAAGTATCAAGAGCCTGCACCACGCTCTACGCCCATTCCATGGTTCAACAAGCATGTGGACACCAGCAAGAAACAGGCGGCTTTGCAAGAAACAGAGAGCACTAATTATGTAATTGGGGTAATGGGCGACCAACTCAATTATGATGACTTGCCTGACTTATAACGACAATTGTCAAAGTGGTATCTTTTCATTGCATTTGTCCCGCCTGATAATCCACAATGCAAGCAAGTTAATATAGGTTTTGGTCCTAATGATTTTCCTTTCATTGGACTAGGAAGACCTTTATTCCAAGCTGTATGCCCTTTGGATTTAGGACTATTTAATCTCGCTGTTCTTACTGCTTCTATGTGTTTGGGAGATTTCTTTTTGTTTTTATACAGTTCACTAAGATTCTTTTTAAACGCATCTGACCGAACAGCACCGCTTGCACCTTCGCCACCATTTGTTCCGTTTTTTAGAATCCCAGTTTGAACATCTTGCCGACCGTACCATTTGATGTACCGGCGCTCAAGGGCAAATGCACCAATCTCGGTTAAATGTGTTTCTAGAAACACAATTCGAGAATTGTCTTTTGGGGTATGAACTCCTTTGCAATTTACTCTATGTTGCACAAAGGCTCGATTTTCTATACCTTTTCCTATATAATAAGGAGTTCCGTCCTTGCGCAAATATGCGTAGACATAAAAATTGTTAGTTAAATACATTGCTGATGCTCCTTTAAAGCGTTAGAGTAGTTGGGCCTGCCAGCCGCGAACTACACCTATATTTATGAAAAAGTCTATGATTAACGACGAATGGTTCCAACAAGGTGGGTTTGAAACCTACAAGCACCCTACTCCCATCAAGTATGAAACTGCCACAGACAACGGCACAGTAGACACACTAGAAGGTCCTGTTGCCTACACAGTGGGTCACAAGATTATTACAGGACCCAAAGGTGAACGTTATCCTGTGAGCCCTATCAAGTTCTCAGCCTACTACGATGACAACGGTGATGGCACTGCTACGCCCAAGAAGATCATGAAAATAGCAAAACTTGCTGATCATGATGGTGTTGTTCGAGCAAGTTGGGGCAACTTAGAATACACTAGAGGTAATGACTACATTGTTCGACACGGTCCCGGTGACTATGGTGTGGTCAAAACAGACATCTTTGCCAAGACGTACGATAAATCAAAAGAAGGAAAATAAAATGAAAGCAATTGTATGGTCGAAGGACCAATGTCCTTACTGCGACCAAGCCAAGGCCTTGCTCAAATCACGCAACATTGAATTTGAAGAACGCAATATCCAGCATGACTGGACACGAGAACAACTGCTAGAAGCAGTACCAAATGCTCGCTCAGTACCACAGATCTTCTTGGATGAAGAACTGGTAGGTGGGTTCACTGAACTCAGAACAAAATTAACAGAAAGCCGATAATGGAAATTGGAAAAGTTTACACATTCAAACTGAACTCTGGCGAAGAAATGATTGCCAAAGTTGTGGACACTGGCGAAGGATTTGCCATGCTACAAGACCCTGTAAGTGTGGCACCTGGACCACAAGGCATGGGACTTGTACCGAGTATGTTTACCGCAGATCCTGACAAAAATCCCCGGCTAAATATGAATTGTGTTGCTATCTCTGCATTGACAGATGAATCAGTTTGTATGAAATACATCGAAGCAACTACAGGTATCAAAGTACCAGAAAAACGAATCTTAGTAGGATAACATGCCAGCAGTACAACGAGTAGGTGATGCAGACGGCGCAGGAGGCGTAGCCGGTGGTGGTGTTGGTTCAGTGCGAGTCAACAATCGTCCTGTAATCGTTGATGGCAATTCTGTAAGTGCTCATCCTTGTTGTGGTCAACGAGGGTGCCCCCCTATTCATTGCAGTGCTGTCACAGCCGGCGGATCTGGCTCAGTCCGAGCCGGCGGCATTCCTGTGGTGTATACTGGTGCTGGCGACACATGCGGCCATGTTCGAGATGGTGGATCTGACAATGTTAGGGTGGCAGCATAATGGCCGGCATCTTAACACCATTGCAGTTGACAGCGGCTGCAGGACTGTTGGCCAACACAGGTATAAAACCATTCCCCCCTGCATTAATGTCGGCTATTGTGACGTTCAATGCCACTACAGTTATCACCAATTTTATTGCCGCAGTTAATTTTTACAAAGCACAGTCTTTTGCTACTCAAAGCACGTTGGAAAGTTTGTTAAACATTGGTAGTACAGTATGTCCTGCATTGGGAAACAGTATACCTACCAGTCCTGTTGGCACATATCCATATCTAAGAACAGAATATCTTACTACTCCATTCAATGCCACAGATGGCTCAACTTTAGATCCATCAGGTTTTAGCAATTTAATTGAACAAACTTGTGCGGCCTATCTTGGCAATGGCGATGTAGGCAGATTTACATTGGGTTTCATGGCGGTGCAAGGTTACATTAATACAACCAACCAATTTATTAATTCTGCCGCCAATGCACAAACGTATCTTGGTCCTACCTTCACTGACATGGATGCATTGGTCACAAACAGCATCAGTAATTTGAATCCTGACTTTGGCAACTTTGCCACAGACCTGGCCAATCAAGGCAATCTAACCAACCTAAATGACATTCGATTATATGGCACACCTGCTGGATTATTGCGTCAGTTGGCTGCAGAAGGCAACATGGTAGGTGGTGTGTTCGGACCTGTACAAACACCATTGCTGGCTACTGGATTGGCAGCTAAAGAAATACAAACATTATTAGCAGGATCAACTACAGTTTCAGATAATGAATATTTGCGGTTGCAACAGTTGGCCTATCAAGGCATGATGAATGTTAAAGGCACTGACTTACAACAAGTGCTGAGTATACTGGAAGTTACTACCCCTAATATCAATAGCATGGCCGACTTGTTGGATCTTACCAAAATATTTCCCAACAGTTACACCACATTGCAAACTCCTACTCCTGTTGGACCGGTACCTGTGTACGGTACAGATGGCAGTGTTAACATGAACTTGGCAGACAATGTGTCAGTATACCTGGCATCGCCTAACGGATGTGAGGATCTAGGCAAAGTGATTCCTCCTGCACAGGCAGTGTCTAATAAGGCTGTGCAAGTGGCATTTGAGCAAGTCACTAACATTACCAATACCACAATACCTGTGTTGGCCAACACAATCAACGCTGTGTCAAGGACGCCTTGGAATATTAATATACCATATCTTGCCAACGATGTGGTAGCAGACGCCCCGGCAGTGCCCACAGTGGGAAATCTAGCACAATTAAGTCCGGACACTGTGTTTTATCGTGCTCAACAAGATGTGCCGGCTGCTGGGTCAACTGATGCTCCAACTGGTATAAACATCAATGATACAGACTATTGGCTGCCAACCACATTAGGATGCGGATTAAACACTATGGCTGATTTGCCATTGATTCAAGCACAAGCCACACCTATTGATCCTTCTGTTGCTGCATATTTTTCTAACATAGTGGCAACTGGTACAGGATCAGATGGTAATATAACTACCTGTGATGTAATTGGTCTGGCAGTTGATCATGATGATTTTGCTACCCGGCTTACTACATCTACCGCAGCCATTAATGCATTACAGACTGCTGGTAGTCTTGCCACATTGAATACTGCCTATACTAACTTGCTGGGCGCCGGCGATGATCCCGCGGTGCTAACACAAATTACCAATGCTAACAATGCTATCAGTGCATTGAGTGCCAGTGCTTACGTGACCACACTAAACACAGCATGGACCTACATGGCCAATTTGATGAATCTATCAGCCAAGTATACTACTGAAGGCGCAATTGATTATTTTACATTCCCTGCTGGTGACAAAATTAGCACCATGAGTTTTGTGCAAAATCTTCCACAGTATGGCAATCAGACTGATCCATGCGGTCCGGCTGCCTTTTTGAACAGCGTGGCAGACACAACACTTTTGGCTGGCCAAGCCATGGTAGGTGCTTTGCGCGAAGGTAAAAACAATCAGTGTCTAGGTGAGTCTAGTTTGAACGTTGACACTACTCCCCTTCCGCGCCTAGCAGTGACTCCTGTGCCTGCTGTGACTCCTGTATATTAAAGTACACATTTTTACTGGTTGACCAATAAAGGCTGTGCCCGTTATAATTAGGGCATGTGGACCAAAATACAACGCCAAATACTAAAGTACTACTATCGTACTAATTTTACGGTAGTAGAACTCTTAGTGATTGTAGGGTTATTATTTTGGTTGACCAGAAATGTGTTATTTGCTATAATTATGGCATAGTAAGCAACAAAGGAGCCCCAAATGACCCAGATGTCTAAGATCCAGCAAGTTAACTCTGCTATCATGTTTGGTGAGTTTTCAAACACTGAACTTGACAGCATCATCAGTGCAGTGCAATTTGCCAAGACCAGCCTGCGCAAACACAATATCCGTCAGTTTGCCAAAGGTGATTTGGTAAAGTTCCACAGCACCAAGCGTGGCATGACCATGCAGGGCACCGTGAGCAAGATTGCTATCAAGTATGTCACAGTAACCACGCCCCAAGGCTTGTGGAAAGTGCCTGCTAACATGTTGGAGGCAGCATGACATTTCGACGCTGGTTAAATCAGCGTTGGTATGCTCACTGCCTTGAAATAGAAGAATGGACTGGCCGCATGCCGCCCTATCCAATATCTGAATATTTTGCCAAATACAAATATTGGCTCAAACGCGAATACCGTCATCAACAAGGAGAAAACTATGGGTCTTGATATGTACGCCTATGTGGCCACCCGTGAAGGTCAGCAACGCGAATACTACGACGGTGCTGAGTGGGACGAAACCACCAAAGATCTTGTGAACACAAAGGTGAACAAGCCGCGTGAAATTGCCTATTGGCGCAAGCATCCTAACCTGCATGGCTGGATGGAACAACTTTGGAGAAATAAAAAGTATTCTGTACAACCAACAGATGCATCCGCACCTGTTGAATCAGATTCTGACATGTTCAACGGCATTGAAATGGAACTCACTGCCGAGGATTTAGATGAACTTGAACGAGCAGTCACACACAGTAAGTTGCCGGCCACACGTGGTTTCTTCTTTGGAGACGAAGCAGATCAATTCTACAACGACCGGGACTTGGCGTTTATCAAAGCCGCCAGAATAGAAATGTTTATGGGCTTGAAAGTGTTTTATAACTCATCGTGGTAAGGCGTTAAGTATATGAATGAAACTGATTACAGCCACTCAAGGTTTGATGCCATAATGGCCGCAGGATGGATCCGAGATCTCGAAAGTTCAGACAGTCGCATTCACAAAGAGAAAGTGATTGAAAAAGCCCTGATGGCCTCAAGGCTGGGCAGTGCCGATGCACAGTGTTTCTTGTTCAACTGCTATCAAGCCTACAATCCGTTCTATGTGTTTGGCATTAGGCAAGTGCCAGAAACTACAGGCCTAACCGGCCGTGACAATCCTTGGACACAGTTCTGGGCCATGCTAGAAGCCCTGCGCACTAGATACGTCACAGGCAATCGTGCTAGAGATGCAGTTGAAAAAATGAGCCAGCAGTTTGACTCAGAAGAGTGGAATGGCCTAGCTCGTCGCGTGTTGATCAAGGACTTGCGATGCGGCATCTCTGAAAAGACCATCAACAAAGTTGTGGGCCGAACGGAGTACAAGATTCCCATATTCTCATGTCAGTTGGCACAGGACTCCACAGACCATCCCAAGAAAATGAAAGGTATCAAACGCCTGGAGTGCAAGTTGGATGGGGTGCGGGTGCTGGCAGTAGTCAGTGGGCCCACAGTCACACTGTACAGCCGCAATGGCAAAGAGTTTGAGAACTTTCCGCAGGTTGCCGACGCTATCGAAGATGCTCGCAAGCACTTTCAACATGGACGCGGTACAGGTGGGCATTATGTGTTGGATGGTGAGATTGTGGGCGAAAGTTTCCAGCAACTCATGCGCCAAGCACATCGCAAGTCAAACGCCGAAACCACAGGCATGGTGTACCATATTTTTGATATCATTCCGCTTGACGCCTTTCAAGAAGGACATTGCAACCTGCAACAGTACAAACGTATTGAATGGTTAGAGTCAGCCCGTGCTGGCCTGGAAGAAACTGCATGCCTGCGCATCATGCCAGGATTGGATGTGGACCTGGACACGGCCGAAGGGCATGATATCATGCAACGCTATGCGGAAGCTGCCGTGGAAGGTGGCTTTGAAGGCATCATGATCAAGAGCCTGGACGCACCGTATCAGTGCAAACGTTCAGACTCGTGGATGAAGTGGAAACCCACAATCTCAGTAGATTTGACTATTGTGGGATTTGAACAAGGAACTGGTAGGAACGAAAACCGGTTGGGTGCTATAATCTGTGAAGGAGATGATAATGACCGTAGAATTTGCGTTAATGTTGGCAGTGGCTTTAGTGATGCTGTTCGTGATGAGTATTGGGCCAGTAGGGATCAGTTGCTTGGTCACTTGGTTGAAGTCCAAGCAGACGCAGTTACCCAAAACCAAGACGGAACATACAGTCTCCGATTCCCCCGGTTCTTAAGGTTCCGTGACTTTGAAGCAGGCAATAAAGTATGAAAATTGGATTGAGCTATAGCCGATGTGTTCGAGACATTGTGCAAGGGCGTGTGGACATCGACGATGTGTTGGTGGTGATCTCTCGCACAGATTTTGACCCGCATGACGACAAGCAGTGGGCGGATATCTGGTTTGGTTATCGCTATGGATCAAATCCTGAGTGGTGGGATTGCAGGGATCAGGATGATGGTCACTATCGACAAGTGAGCATTGATCTTTGGGAAACTGGCCGGTTGCATCAACCACGCAAGTTTGGATACAAGCCTCGCCGCCACGGCTATCACTGGCTGGAAACAATATTGTCCAGTGAAGAACTGGATCGTAACCCCACTGTAAAAGATGCGTGGGACAAATTCCAAATGGTTGCTGGGTTGACCAATGTCAAACTGGATCGAACATATTAAACAACTAGGAGATTCCCATGTGGAAACTTGTAATCCCTGCACTAGCAGTGGCTCTAACAGGATGTGGTGGGGGAGGAGGTGGCACCGCAGGATCGGCAGCAAGTGCCATTGAAGCAGTTGGACTGACTGCCACGGCAATTAGCAGATACAAAAACGAGATTGGTTCTACGCAAGTTTTCAATTCTGCTGTAGCTGATCTTAATGGTGATGGGTTAGACGATATTGTGTTATCTGGATGGGCCACAGGCCCGCACATGTCAGGTAGTAGAGGCGGCTTTGTAAATCTAAAAATCTTCATCCAACAAGATAATGGTAGTCTGACAGATAAAACTGATAGCCTAATAGGTGACGCAAACTCTACCATTTGGGGTTCACAACGAATTTTAATTAACGATTATGATAATGATGGTCGTCCGGATATTGCAGTGTTAGGATTTCAAGACGGTCCAACAGCTGGATTTTCACCAAGTTCAATTTTCTGGAACAACGGAAACTCGTTTTCAAGATCAGATCTACTAGATAAACTTAGTGCCCATGCCGCATGTTCTGGAGATCTCAATGGTGATGGCTTGCCTGAGCTGATTGCTGGTGCCGCCGATAACTGGCAAAATACAATATATTCTAATCTAGGACAAAGACAATTTCTTAACAATCACGATATCACTCAAGAACCCATAAGCTCCGGCGGCACATGTGCAGTATTAAAAGATAATGTGACTGGTAATGTAGCTATTGTTACTACCAATACGCCATTATATCTTTCCTACAACTCAGTGATAAAAATTTGGGACAAAGATCTAAAGTTTATCAAAACCAATGCCCTAGTAGGTGGCGAAGAATCAGACATTGTTAATGCGATTCCAATGGACATCAACAGTGATGGCAAAATTGATTTAATCATCACCGACAACGGCAATTTTAGATTGAACTATGCTAACGGTTACCTATCAGTATTGATCAACCAAGGAGACTTTGTTTATAAAAACGAAACTGATACCTACCTACCAAATCAAACAAAAAATTCATTTTTTAATTACTACTACACAAAACTCACAGTTGATGGATATCAATCAATTTATTTGGATCATAGCGGGACTGTGTCGCTCTGGCAAATCAAGAATGGTAAGATGGTCAAGCATAAAGAAGCATTATTAAATTCCTTAACAAGTGGATATCAGTACACAAACATATACAAAACAAAGAATGGATACTCGTTATTCCTTGTGAGTGCAACTGAGTATCCGTATGCAACATTTTATTATCGTCCTATACCTACAAACTAACTATGAAAAAGATTTACTACGAAAAAAAGGGACGCAGGTATGTGCCTGTGAGTGAGTATGACAGTGAGTACTTGGATAGTTTCTCTAAAGGCACACACATTGTGATGTGCTACCCAGGTGGACAAAGCCGACGGTACAATATTGATCCCAACTATGCCGCAATGATTGCGGCAGGGCGTGTGGCCGAAGATGGCATCTGTGAAGCCATGCGTAAGGCCAGTGAGATGCGGCCACAGCGTACTCCTCTCACTCCGGGGCAAATAAAAGCCTGGAAAAAATTGGCAAAAGAGTTTGGCGATGACCTATGTCCGTTGACCTATGGCAGTGCTCGAGATCATGCCGAAGCAGGAGTTAAAGCCATGCAAGAAGAAGCAGATAAATTGATGACTCATCCTGCTGTACGTGATGCATACGAACAGTTCCAAACTGTGTGCAATCTTGTCAAACAAAAACAAAACACTTGACAATCTCGTTGAGTGTTGTTATAATTACTGTGCATGATCAAAGAGATTGGGTAGTCTAATGGTGGGGCGGGGTGAATCGATAACCTGGGCCTGCTCGGACCGTGGCAAGTTAGACTTAAATCCTGTAGGTTGCGACAAGGACCTCGATCTTAGGATCAAAACCGGGCTGATACCCCGGGAGTATGCCGAGAGGATAAATCTGGAAAGGTTAGAAATGACTGTCAAAATTGAGGGCTCTGCGTTGAGTATCCCTGAGTCACTTGACTCGCTTAATGTAACGCCTTTGGTCATGCACCGTATTTGGTTTCAATTGCATTCTGTTAAAGAATGGTATGCAGTTATGAAAGAGGCTAGGGTGATGTTTGGAACAAACTGGCGCACTCAAAGCAGAGTAAAACGCAGATTAGAACACATTACATTGTGGGGGATTTCGTTGCAACCAGTGCCTGTATGGTTCGAAGTGCCAGATCAGACCTTTGCCACATGGGTGGCAGTAAAGCATGCGGTGATTGCCATGCCACCGCCTGGTAAATAATTTTTATGATATTTGGATTTGCAATTCTCGCCACCGCATTACTCTTAAGCGCCGTAGCAGCCTGGTACTCAGTAGCAGGTCTTACTGCTATATTCTCAGCGGCCACAATACCCGTGATCATCATGGGCGGTTCATTAGAACTGGGCAAAATTGTTGCCACTGTATGGTTACACAACAATTGGAAACGTGCCGGCATTGTGTTCAAGCTGTATTTGATACCGGCCATAGCATTCCTAATGATCTTGACCAGCATGGGTATCTTTGGATATCTTTCAAAGGCACACTCAGATCAAAGCCTGGTGTCAGGAGACGTTGTCAGCAAGATTGCGATATATGATGAAAAGATCCGAACCGAAAGAGAGAACATAGATGCTAATCGCAAAGCACTCAAACAGCTTGATGAATCAGTGGACCAGGTTATGGGTCGCAGTTCGGATGAAAAGGGCGCAGAAAAAGCCGTTGCTATTCGAAGAGCCCAGCAGAAAGAACGTGGTCGCCTCGCTCAGGACATTGCAGTCTCTCAGAAAAGAATCGCTGGACTCAATGAAGAACGTGCGCCAATTGCCGCTGAGGTTAGGAAAGTTGAGGCGGAAGTAGGACCGATAAAATACATTGCGGCTTTGTTGTACGGGGACAATCCAGATGCCAATCTATTAGAACGAGCAGTGCGTTGGATGATCATAATGATTGTGTTGGTGTTTGATCCACTAGCACTTACACTTATCTTGGCATCCAACAAACAGTTTGAATGGGCACGACAAGGCACAGGTGGATTTATACACGACGAACCTAAATATGAGCCTGACAATGGACCGTTAACCGAACAGCAAATAGAACAGATTCAAGACAGTGCCGACCTACCAAAAGATCCACATCCACCAGGTTGGATGTTTGATAAGCCTGACCCAATCAATTGCTACAAGTGTGGCACAGAACTAGTAGATGCTACAGGTATAGGGCTTTTCTGTCCAAACAAAGAGTGCGATGTGTTTGACTCTACTTCTGGTACCACGATTAGTTTTATACAACCTGAAACACCAAGCTCACCAGTGTTTGTGGATATGCCTAACTTTGATCAAGAGGAAATTGGAGCACTAGATACAAATATTGATGACACTGAAAAAACCGCCATCAAGGCCTGGAAAGCAGCCAATCCAGACGACACTATCAAGGCACAAAGAGTCAAACTGATCCGTGGGCAAATTGATCGTTTGCCTTGGCAAGAACCGTCAGCAACCACACACGCATTTGGCGCAGAATTTCCTGACCAGCCGTACAAAGGTGATACATATTTAAAAGTAGATGTGATTCCCAGTCGATTGTACAAATACAACGGAAAGAGTTGGATACATATTGACAAAGATCTTTCGGACAATTACACTTATAACACAGCATACATTGATTATCTCATCGCCAAAGTTGACTCGGGTGAGTATGATCCAGAATTGCTGAGTGACATAGAACAAGAACAAATAGCCATACGGCTCGACCCCGAAAATAAAACATGAAAACAACCGAAAATCTCGATAGCTGTAGTTTTTGTAACAAACACAAAGACACTGTGATCAAACTCATTGTGGGCGAGGATGTTGCAATATGCAATGAATGTGTGGAATTGTGTGAAACGTTATTGGTTGATGAACCTATAACCAAGCCTGTAGAGCATGTTAGTCTTGACCCAAGGTTAATTCAAAAGCATCTTGATCAATATGTTATAGGACAAGATCGAGCCAAGATGGTGCTGGCAGTGGCCATTGCCAATCACTATAAACGCATACGCAACCCGGACAAAAATACTGAAATTGAAAAAGTCAACATTCTCATGTTAGGCCCAACTGGTTCAGGTAAAACATTGCTGGCACGATCTGTGGCCAGATATTTAGACGTGCCTTTTGTGATTGCTGATGCTACCAGTTTGACAGAAGCAGGGTATGTAGGCGATGACGTTGAAAGTTTGATTTCTCGATTGTATTCGGCCTCGGGCAACGATATTGACAAAACGCAACAGGGTATTGTGTTTGTGGACGAAATAGACAAGATCAGTAGACGTTCAGAAAGCCAAAGCATCACACGAGATGTATCAGGTGAAGGCGTACAACAAGCCTTGCTCAAGTTGGTAGAAGGTACCAAGTGCAGAATCACCCCCACTGGAGGACGCAAACACCCCAATGGTGAAACTGTGGAGATTGACACCACCAATATTTTGTTTATTGCTGGCGGTGCATTTGTGGGCTTGGACAACATTGTGAAGAGTCGTATTCGTGGCACGTCGATTGGATTTCAAGCTGATGTGTCAGTAGACCGTCTAGGTGACCTTGATCAAGTAACACCCGACGACCTGGTTAAGTTTGGCATGATTCCAGAGTTTGTGGGACGTTTTCCAAGTTGGGTTGCACTTAACGAGCTTGCTTTAAAAGATTTGATATCTATCCTGACAGAAATCAAACACAGTTACGTAGACCAGTACAAATGGTTGTTTGTGCAAGATTCTGTCAAACTGGAATTTGTTCAATCAGCACTAGAACAAGTAGCCAAAAACACTCTAAAAAATAAAACAGGTGCTCGTGGCCTGCATAGTGAATTAGAACGTGTGTTACTGCCACACATGTTTAACTTGGCACGTTACAAAGAACAAGGAATTGACCAGGTAAAAATCACCGACGACCTGGTAAATACTCCTATAGAATTAAAGGCACCCAATGAGCAAATTGCGAGGAAGGTCGGTAATAGTCGCTGACGGCAATGTAGAAAAAGCCCTGCGTAAATTCAAGAAAAAAATCCAAGTATCTGGTATTCTTAACGACCTGCGTGATCGTGAATTCTACACCAAGCCTACTACTGCTCGCAAGCTCAAACGCAGTGCTGCCAAAAATCGCTTGCGTAAACAATTGGCTGAGCAGGCATTACCTAAAAAAATGTACTGATGTACATTGAGTTTCAGTTGCCCTCAGACTTGGTTCGAAACAAACTGAGTGCATGGGCAGCAAAATACAATATCAAATACCGTACTAAAGTATTCAAATACACCTTGCGGGTTACATTTGATTCAGACGAATCTTACACACTATTTGCCCTGACCTGGGTACCAGACTCAGAACATCCAAGTTGGACAAACTACCGCCTGATAACTGACCTAAATAATAAAATATAAGTTTTTTTCGTGTATAATAAATAATGTTGTAGTGCCAATAGTTGGGCTACAAAACTTAATCTTGCTTAACAAAGGAGAACATTATGAGCAAAGTCATCGGTATCGATCTGGGTACCACAAATTCATGCGTAGCCGTTATTGAAAACGGAATCCCCCGAGTAATTGAAAATTCTGAAGGTGCTAGAACAACACCAAGTATTGTGGCCTATGCCAACGAAATTCTTGTGGGTGCCAGCGCCAAACGTCAGGCAATTACCAATCCAAAAAACACAGTGTATGCAGCCAAGCGCCTGATTGGACGCAAGTTCATTGAAGAAGCTGTGCAAAAAGACATCAACTTGATGCCATACAAAATCATTGCCAACGACAACGGTGATGCCTGGGTTCAAGTCAATGATGAAAAACTAGCACCCCCACAGATTTCGGCAGAAGTCCTTCGCAAGATGAAAAAGACTGCGGAAGATTATCTGGGGCATGAAGTCACACAAGCAGTGATCACTGTGCCTGCCTACTTCAACGATAGCCAGCGCCAAGCCACCAAAGATGCAGGTCGCATTGCTGGCCTGGAAGTGTTGCGTATCATCAATGAACCCACTGCCGCTGCCTTGGCATACGGTGTGGACAAAACAGACAAACGTGATCGCAAGGTTGCAGTGTATGACCTGGGTGGCGGAACATTTGACGTATCCATCATTGAGTTGGCTGATGTTGACGGTGACAAGCAAATTGAAGTGCTGAGCACCAACGGTGACACATTCCTGGGTGGTGAAGACTTTGACCAGCGCATCATGGACTTCTTGGTCGATGAGTTCGAGAAAGACACCGGGGTAGACTTGACCAAAGATGTGTTGGCATTGCAACGTCTCAAAGAGGCTGCAGAAAAGGCCAAGATCGAATTGTCAAGTTCAGCACAAACAGATGTGAACCTGCCCTACATCACAGCAGATGCTACAGGTCCCAAGCACTTGAATGTCAAACTGTCACGCAGTAAACTGGAGCAACTGGTCGAAGAGCTGATCAAGCGTTCAATTGAGCCTTGTAAAACAGCCATGAAAGATGCTGGTGTAAGTGCCAGCGACATTGACGAAGTTATTCTTGTTGGTGGTATGACACGCATGCCCAAGGTGCAAGAAGAAGTTGAACGGTTGTTCGGACGAGCACCACGCCGCGATGTCAATCCTGATGAAGCAGTGGCAGTGGGTGCCGCTGTACAAGGTGCTGTGTTGAGTGGCGAGCGCAAAGACGTGTTGTTGTTGGATGTCACACCATTGAGCCTGGGCATTGAAACCATGGGCGGTGTGTTTACCAAGTTGATTCAAAAGAACACCACTATCCCGACCAAGGCCAGCCAGTCGTTCAGCACTGCTGAAGACAATCAACCTGCTGTGACCATCAAAGTGGCACAGGGAGAAAGAGAATTGTTTAAATTCAACAAAACTCTGGGCGAGTTCAACCTTGATGGCATTGCACCTGCGCCACGTGGAACACCACAGATTGAAGTCACCTTTGACATTGACGCCAATGGTATCATGAAAATCAGTGCCCGAGACAAAGGCACAGGCAAAGAAAACAAAATCACCATCAAGAGTAATTCAGGATTGAGTGAAGCTGAGATTCAACAAATGGTTCAGGATGCTGAGGACAATGCAGAATCAGACAAAAAAGCACGTGAACTGATTGAAGCACGTAACAGTGCAGAATCGGCGTTGAATGTGTTCCAAGTTGATTTCAACAAGTACAAAGATGCAGTCACAGACGAAGAACGTACACAAGCTGAAACAGCATTGAAAGCAGTGGAAGATGCAATCGCAGGCGATGACGTAACAGTGATCCAAGAAAGTATCCCCAAACTGTACGAAGCAATTGCGCCCATTACCAAGGCCAAGACTGATGCTGAAGAAGCTGAAAAGAAACAATCACAAGACCCTAATGTGGTTGACGCAGAAGTTAAAGAGTCAGTAGAGACTGTTTAACTAACCCAGTCGGGTGCCAGAAATGGGCCCGACAACATGTCATAACTTGCTTAATAAAGGAGAAAACAAATGACAAAAACACTAACCCTTCGCGGCTTCGACATTCCATCAATTCACAAATTTGGTATCGGTTTCGATAACATGCTTGATGAATTTATGCGTGTGAGTGCTCAACAATCCACTTCAAACTATCCGCCTTATAACATTGTACAAATCAGTGAAGATGAGTACATGATTAGTCTTGCTGTGGCTGGATTTGGACTGGACAATCTTTCAGTTACCAAGGACAAAAAGTTCTTGATAATCGAAGGCAAAGAGTACGATTCTGACAGCGAAAAGATTGTGCCAAACTACCTGCACAAAGGCATCAGCAACAGAGATTTCCGACGTGAATTCCAACTTGCTGACCATGTGGAAATCAGCAATGCTCATCTTGAACTTGGTATTCTGAGCGTTTACCTAAAGCGTGAAGTGCCGGAAGACGCCAAGCCAAAGACTATTGCGATCACCTACACTTCCTAATATAATAGTGTAAATACAGTGGCAGCAATCCCGCTGCCACTGATTGTATAGCAAAGCAAGGAATAGAAATGGCACAGAGCGACACCCGCACACGAATCAAACCATCAGAGGCCGTAAAAGAGCCACCCATGTTTCGCGTGGTTTACTTGAACGACAATGCAACCTCTATGGAGTTTGTGGTTGAAAGTTTGGTTGAGTATTTTGAATACACCCACGAAACCGCAAAACAAATCACCATCGACATTCACGAAGAAGGCTCTGCTTGTGTGGCAGTGTTGCCTTACGAAATTGCCGAACAAAAAGGTGTCGAAGTCACTGTGAGTGCTAGATCACAAAACTATCCGCTTCAGATCAAACTGGAACCTGAAACAGTTTAATAATCAATGGTTATACGCAGTGGATGATATGTATGTTGTGACCATGGGGTGTTACCGCGACCGCGGCAGTTATTGACATAACGAACACCATCTCGATACTGATCGACTTTGCCGTGATAATGTCCAAAGCACCAGGTATCAATTTTGTGTTCTGTATCCATGTCTAAAGCATTTAACAGGTGTCTGTTGCCCATGACATTAAATTTCAGTTTGTTGGCTAACCCAATGTCATGCCAAATCAATTCAGGCATGGGCACAGTATGAGTGGCTATGACAATTTTCTTAACATCTCTATGGGTTTGTAATTTTTTTACGCTGGATATCAAGTAATTGGCATCGGTAGTACTAGCCCGGCGTACAGCATTATAGTTATCGTGTGTGTAGGAATATTTCTCACACCACCAATCTCGAACTGCTTCAGGATCCAAGGTGTTATCGAAGTCAAATCCCCACCAACCATTTGTGCCCAAAATAGCCACACCGTTAACCACTACTACATTGTCATGCATGTACACCACATTGGGAATTTGCCCAATTCGTTGAGACATTTCTTCATAACTGAATTGAAGATCGTTAAAAAAGTTCACATGTTCATCGTTGCCGTCAATATAAAACACAGCTTGGTAACATTTTCCAAGATGTTCCAATGTTTTGTATAGTAACGGTCTGTGTTCACACACATCACCAATCACCACACAATGTGGACTGGTAGCTTGGCTAGTCCAATCAAACTCACCATCCCAGGTGTTAATATGTAAATCAGAAATTAAATCAAACGCTAGTTGCATGATACATATTTAAAAGGAATTAACCATGAACATAATATTTGGCGACGCTATTGAACAAGTATCTGACACTCACACTGTTTTAGAATTAGATACATTTAAGTTAATGCCATCAGAGCGAACAGTAACAAGTTATTGCGTGATTGATAAATTGCCATTAGCAGAGTTTCCGCAGTTAGAGGTTAATAAAAAAATACATCACCAACTGATAGAACAGTACAAACAACGGAATTGGGAATTCTGTCGTAGTGCATTGCATTCGTTAAACGGGTGCTGGAATGGCGAAGTAGATACATTTTATCAACATCTGGCCGAACGCATTGATGAATATACTGCTAATCCACCGGGCGCGGATTGGAATGCATATTTGATTCGTGCTGAATCCGTGCAATAACGTCATAAACAACTTGCCTGGCCTGGCCCGAATTTTGTCGTTCTTGTTCTGTGGTCAATTTGTTGTAATCACCGGCACTAATAATTGCATTAAGATATGTTTCAAAATAAATTGGGCTACAACTTTGCATGACCTGTTGGTAGGCTGACTCAAAGTTTTGTTGGAATTCGTCAATGACCTGCTGGTGGAAATCATCACTAAAAAATCTGCGCTGATTAAACTTGGCAATTTCAACTAACTGTTGATATATGAGTGGCTTGTTTTTGCAGTGTTGAATCTCTTGCATTAACTCGACCACAGCATGAATTCTTTGCAACGGATCTTGTATTGTGTCATAACTTTCGTCGATCACTGAATCAAAAGTTTTGAATCCATATCTACGCAAATATTCCAGACTGTGTGGTGCTGCAAGCAAAATAAAAGGATGACCACATGCAATCGGTCTTAGAGTTTTTTCTGTCAGGTGCCACCGGGTATCGTCAAACAATGTTTCTAGTACAACTTCAATAGCAGTTTCTTGATAATCTTGATTACAATAATCTGCACTGGCATTTGCTGACGAAGTGTTTAAAAAAAAGTGTTGGTCCAAATTGTAGTTTTCAATTTGAAATTTGGGATTTTTGAACACATGATCACAATAGTTAATTTCATCAATAGCGTTAAACCCCATTCGACAGTGTTGATCCAATTGGTGTTTGACTACAAGTTCTGCAAATTTTAAACGATACTCTCTAGTACCACTCCATGCTCTATTGTATATTAAAAAATCTTGGCAAATATTTTTTTCCAGTAATTCTGGGTCAATTTTTGCAAATCTAAACCAATCTCTTGCAATTATTGCATGTGACCAATAGTAGACTCCAACAAAGTTTTTTTGTTGATATTTTTCTAATTCTACACTATTAAGTTCTGAATGGCACAACATAGTTTTGGTGAAAACATGCATTTTGTGAAGACCTAGAGCAGTTCTTAAATGCCAGTCAGCAAATTGCCGAGCCACAGGCAACGATTCATAACCTTTAGTTGTGTATCTAACAAAATCATCTTTGGACCAATACTCAACCTTTAATGGTTCTTGATCATGACAAATCATTGGAGGTTTAGTTATCGCAACATGAGTCTTTTTCACTATGTCATAGCAACTTAATCTACTTAAATCTTCTAGTTTTTTAGAGCCATGTGGCAACCAACGATAAATTATGATATCCCGGTTGCAAAGACCTTGCAAAAAATTGTATAATCTATCTAAAGGAACGTTCATGGCAAAAATTGGTGTTATTGGAATTGGTAAACTCGGACTAGACTGTGCCGAAGTAATGGCAGAAAAACATGAGGTGCGCGGGTATGATATTTACCCACGTACTAGTGAATCGGTAAAAGTTTGCGGCATCGACGAAGTTGTAAACGAAAGCGAATGGATTTTTATTGCGGTACCTACTCCACACGCAGAGGGATACGATGGGTCAGTGCCTAGCTCACATATGGAACCTCGAGACTTTGGACACGATGCAGTGATTGAAGCAATTAACAATGTAAATCGATATGCTCGCAGTTCAAAAAAAGTTGTGTTGATCTCTACAGTATTGCCGGGCACCACACGCAAGAAGTTTGTGCCATTGTTAGACTCCACACATCAGTTCTTGTACAATCCTTACTTGATTGCCATGGGTTCAGTGAAGTGGGATATGGTCAATCCTGAAATGGTAATCATTGGGACAGAAGATGGCAGTGTCACTGGTGTTGCAAGTGAACTGATTGATCTCTATCAGACCATGATGGAAAATGATCCACGTTACGAAATTGGTACTTGGGACGAGTGCGAGTCTATCAAAATTTTCTACAATACATTTATTTCCGCCAAAGTCGGATTGGTAAACATGGTGCAAGATTTTGCACTACGCATTGGTAACATCAACGTGGATGTGGTCACAAATGCACTCAGCCGTAGCACCATGCGTATTATGGGACCTAAATACATGACCGCTGGCATGGGCGATGCAGGTGCATGTCATCCACGAGACAACATTGCCTTACGTTGGTTGGCCAAAGAATATGATATTGGGTATGACTTGTTTGATACTGTGATGCATGCTAGAGAAATCCAAGCTGAAAATCTAGCCAAATTCTTAATTGATACCAGCTTAGCCAATGGCACATTGCCTATTGTGATTCATGGTAAAGCATACAAACCAGATGTGCCATACTGTATTGGCAGCTACAGCACACTGGTGGGTCACTATGTAACCAAACATGGTCACACTGCGCTAAAATATGTTGACCCATTGGCCGATGATCCAACTGATGTAGTCAATAGTGTAGATCATGCCGCAGTATTTTTGTGGGCACACAATCGCAAAATTACCTATGAATACACCGGCAACCAAGCAGACACCAAACCATATTGTGACATTTTGCCCGGCAGTATAATTGTTGATCCATGGCGCAAATTAGAGTCCTCTGTTGACGTTAAAGTTGTACACTATGGCAACACCCGTGGTGCTTGAATACCACATTGAACGATTCTGGGATGATGAGTTCAAAGCATTAGACTACATTCAAGAACCATTTAATGATCCAACAAGTCTGTCTCTCTGGGTTTCACAGGGATACACAAGTAAAATCTGTGGAGGTCTGTGTGACATGCGGCATCGCTTGCCCTCCTGGGCTGGTAAATTTATTGAAATATACGAAATGCAAGGATGGAAAGACATTGGGCTTGCATTTTATCGAATGAGCACTGACACAGTAATGCCAGTGCATCAGGATCTGTACAAACGCTACGTTGAACTGTTCAATCTTCAAGATCAAGAAACTTCAATTCGTCGTGCCTTGCTAGTGCTGGAAGATTGGAAACCTGGGCATTATCTTGAAGTAGATGGCAAGCCGTATGTTAACTGGAAAGCAGGGTTCACAGTTGAATGGGCGTATGATTTGCCACACATGGCTGCTAACATTGGTCTTAAAGACCGTTATACATTACAAATTACTGGACACGTATGATATCAACTGTTGATGAGTGGAGTCCACTGAAAAAGATAGTGGTAGGTAGTGCCACCAATGCCAATTGGCCTGTAAACGATCCTGTGTTTTCTAAAGAGTCAGAAAAGACTACCTGGAAAGAAACACCTGTACCAAGTGGACCTGTGCCACAAAGAATAATTGATGAAGCCAACGAAGACCTAGATACACTAGCAACCACACTGATCGGTCTGGGGGCGGAAGTTGTTCGTCCAGATCCGCTTAACTTTCAAACGCATGATGGCATGTACAATTATTGCCCACGTGACCGTTTCCTTGTGTACGGGTCAACTGTGGTAGATCCTGCCATGATGTATCCCTGCAGAGACATGGAATTGCAATGCTATCACGACATTGTGGATTCTGCTGACCAATATTTGTTTATGCCACGTAATGAAGGCATGACACTGGATGCTGCCAATGTGTGCAGGCTTGGCGACAAGATGTTGTATTTAGAATCAGCGTCAGGAAATCGAAAAGCATACAATTGGCTGTGTGAACAGTTTCCGGAGGTCACAATAGAACTGTGCAATTTTTACGCTGGTGTGCATATTGATTCAACCATTGTGCCTTTGAGAGAAGGCCTAGTCTTGCTAAACGGACACAGAGTTGGGTTTGATACTGTGCCCAAGGTGTTTGATGGTTGGCACAAGATTTGGATCAATAACGTGATAGCCCAGGACTTTTACCAGTATCCCTATGCATCAAAATGGATTGCTATGAATATGTTGGTAGTGGATCCGCACACTGTGATCTGTGACATTGACCAACCCGAATTGATCAAAACACTAAAGAGTTACCAATTTGAAGTTATCCCGTTAAAACTGCGCCACAGTCGAACATTAGGTGGCGGTTTTCATTGTGTGACCCTAGACCTAATTCGTCAATCTCGTTGACCTTTTAATAATATAGTCGTATAATACATACATGACTACACTTACACATCCGCGTTTTGGTTTTTGTTGCAAATGGCTCAATGACCCCGAAGAATGCGGGGGCATGAAAGTCAATGCTGTGGACCGTGATATAAACGGAAGATCAACTACCATGCGCTGGCTTCGTGAGCATGCTGCCGAAGCCGATCAGCGGCAGTGGGACATCATGAACCATAACGCTGCCGCGGCCCTAAAAATGGTTGAGCGTGTGGGCGCAATGGAGCCCGAACGCAGAATGGTGCGACTGGGTTCAGAAATGTTACAGGGCTACACAGAACCCTCCTGGATAGATTGGTGGCAACGACGTGAAATTCAAGATCACTGCGAACGCATATTCGCGCCGGTTGGTGATGCTGCTCGGCGTCTTGGCGTACGGCTATCCTTCCATCCAGGGCAATTTTGTGTACTGGCAAGCGAATCGGATGAGATCGTTGAACGATCCATACTGGAATTTGAGTATCACGCTGATATGGCGCGGTGGATGGGTTACGGCGCTGACTGGCACGATCATGGATTTAAAATCAACGTGCATCTCTCGGGCAAAGGTGGCCCTGCTAAGTTTTTGCGCACTCTAGGCAGACTAAGTACAGAAGCCCGAAACTTAATCACAATAGAAAATGATGAACTTACAAATGGAATTGATGTTACCTTGGCCGTGGCTGATCATGTGGCTCTTGTGTTGGATATCCATCACCACTGGATCAACAGCGGAGAATACATTACCCCTACGGATCCACGTGCGCAACGGGTTATTGAGTCTTGGCGTGGTGTTCGTCCTGCACTACATTACTCAGTTAGTCGTGAAGACTGCCTTGTTGACCACTCTCGCACAGTAAAACCTGACTTGAGTGCGCTGTTGGCACAGGGTTACAAAAAGCAAAAACTTCGAGCACATTCTGACTTCATGTGGAATGATGCTGTAAATAAATGGGCTGTTACCTTTGCAAATCAATGGGACATTCAAGTAGAAGCTAAAGGTAAAAACTTGGCTACCGAAATGGTCCATGCACAATGGCAACAACTGAAATCATAAATTTTAACAAAAATCCAAATTGGTACTGTGCTAACATTCATGCCGGATTATATTTAACACTAGATTTTAAAGGTAATTTACAGGTCGCTCCGTGTGTGTTGTTTAATAATCCACAAACAGTCAATGAGGAAACACTCACTGATCAGTCAATTTTTAATAATTCGTTTCTTGAAGAAATAAGACAAAATCACAAACAAGACAAACAATTGTCCGGCACATGTAAAAGATGCGATCCTGTGTTGTGCAACGGAACAGGGCCAGCCAACAGGTCATCAGACAATTTGGCTTATGTAAAAGATCAATTATTATATGATCAACCAGGACCAAAACTTCTTAGCCTACAAATTAGCACTTTATGTAACTTGGCTTGCACCACGTGTGGACCAATGTTTAGTTCAAAATGGCGATCATTGGGAGGGAAATTTCCAAGAGTGGTATCGTCTCTAAGAGAAGATAAAATTCGATCTGCACTAAGAAATATAAATTTTCAAAACTTAGAGACTGTACATATCCTAGGTGGAGAACCGTTTTTGGACAGTATACACGAGGTGGTGCTTGAAGAATTAATGCGATATGGAAAAAATATTACCATACGTTATGACACCAATGCCACACAGTTTCCATCATCATACACTATAAAATTGTGGAAAATGTTTAAACTAGTAAAAATTAAATTCAGCATAGATGGCATTGGTGAATCATTTGAATACTTGCGTTGGCCTGCAAAATGGAAATCAGTTGAACAAAATATGTTAAACATGGTACAACTACTTCCTAGCAATGTGATGTTTGGACTGCGGCCAGCCATTGGATTTTTAAATCTGCACCTTGTTAAGAACATCAGAGATTGGTATGAAAAAAATATACCTACCAATCGTGAAGGCGATCCAACTGAATTTGAATACAATGGAGTATACGGTGTTTTTTCTGGTAATTTTATTACATCTGAGTTTAAACAAGAATTAAATCAAACATACGATTCTGCTGATCCCATACATCAAGTATTACCCAGAGTAATTAATACAACTCCACAAAATCTTGTACAAATAAAAAAACAGCTTGAAAAAATTGATGAACTACGAGGCACAGATTACAAAATTGGATTGCCTCACTTGGTAAAGTATCTTAATGTTTAATGCACTGTCAACTATTTTTGATTGGATAAAAAGTGATTACAAGACCCACCCTTTTAGGTTTGTCATGGAAGTATTGGCTTGGGCTATCAGCATTGGTTGTAGTATCGCAATGGCGATCACTCTACCAAATCCACCCTTCTTTGCTCTTTATCCTGTGTGGATCACTGGCTGCACTATCTATGCCTGGGCTGCTTGGACTCGCCGAAGTTTTGGGATGTTGGCTAACTACCTTCTGCTCACGACTATTGACACTATTGCGTTGATTCGACTGTTGATGCTGTAACAAAATTGTAATATGATTTGGCCTAAATAGTTGTGAACTACAAAGGAGAAATCATGTTCAAATATTTACTGACACTACTGACCGCTGTGGCGGTTACAGCACAAGCAGCCGACATCACAGGGGCTGGAGCAACCTTCCCTTATCCAATCTACGCCAAGTGGGCCGAAGCCTACAAGAAAGAAACTGGCGTGGGATTGAACTATCAATCAATTGGTTCATCAGGCGGCATTCGTCAGATCAACAACAAAACAGTGGCCTTTGGTGCAACTGATGCACCAGTCAAAGGTGAAGACCTTGACAAGCTGGGTCAGGTGCAATTCCCTGCTGTTATTGGCGGAACAGTACCTGTGATCAACTTGGAAGGATTTAAACCTGGCGAATTACAAATTACCGGTGCAGTAATGGCAGAAGTGTTCATGGGCAACATTGTGAAGTGGAACGACCCAAAATTATTGGCGTTGAATCCCGGCAAAAAGTTACCTGATCAAAATATCACAGTGGTACATCGTGCTGATGGATCAGGCACAACATTCAACTGGACAGACTATCTCACAACCGTTAGTCCTGAATGGGCCAGCCGAGTGGGTCGTGGTGCCGCGGTAAAATGGCCGGCTGCTAGTTCGGTGGGCGGCAAAGGCAACGAAGGTGTTGCGGCAAACGTTAACCGAGTAAAAGGTGCCATTGGATATGTTGAGTATGCTTATGTTAAAAAGAACAACATGACATTCATGCAGTTGCAAAACAAAAATGGTAAATTTGTCAGCCCAGACGATCTAACCTTTGCAGCCGCGGCAGCAGGTGCTGA